TCATTGTAATGGTGGCTCCTGCCGTAGCTTGCTCCGTGGCTTTCGTACCAGATGTCTGCCAGCCTGCTCATGGTCTTCGGCTTTTTCTTATTAAGGTTTGAAAGGAAAGTCGGGTCAACCGTCCGGCAGTATCTTCTCATTCTGCCTTGGTCAAGCTTTAAGGCGTCCGCTATCAAGGTTTCGTGGCTTGCCATGATGTTTGCCAGATTCCTTAAGGTCTGTGGGGTGTGGCCGTTTGCTCCGATGTGAACATGAACTCCGCATCCGTGTTCCGGGTTGCTGATTGCCCCTTTGTGTCTGAGTTGCCTTGCTATCTCCTGCAAATCCTCAATGTCCTCGTAGGTAAGGATCGGGGTTGCAAGTTCCGCCTTTCTTAGGTCTGTTGATGCGTGTATGCTTACGTCCCTTGTTATCGTCCATGTTCTGCCCTTTGTATCCCGGCAGCTCCAAGCATCGTAGGAGCCTCCGTCATGGCTTATGGTGTCCTCTGTTCCGAAGTATTTTGCGATAACCTTTATGGCTTGGTTTCTCGTAATCTCCGCCATCTCGATTTCAACTCCGATGGTCTGCTTTTTCATGTCCTCAATCTGCTTTGTAATCTTCTCGTTCATGCTGTGTCCTCCTTCGTTTTAAGGGGTGTTCCCTTTTGGTAGTACACATATTCGCTCTAAACACACATAATAGCAACTTATATAGAGCCCATATATCCGACAAAGATTACCCTTAAATTCAGATACCATTTGTGTATTTTATTCCCGTTCTATCAGGCAGGTCATTCCGTCTACCTGCGTTATCATGAAGGGGATTCCTCTCCAAGTAAGTTCTATCATCCTTATGCAGGTGTATGGGTTTGACCTCTCCCGATCAGACTTTATGATTCCGTGGCTTATCATGTGCCTTGCAAGTTTCTCCATAAGCCTGTCCCTTATTGCCTCTCGCTCGTTCCAGTTCATTCGGCATCCTCCTTTACTTTTCTGCAGGAGTCCTCTCCATAAACTATGCCGAGCCCCGAGCCGGTATCCCAGTTCACAAATATGGTTCCCGTGTCATCAACGCATCTGACTGTGCCTTTCGTGCCTTCCGGGATTTTGGTATAAGGGTCATTCATGGATACCAGTTCCACCCTTGTGCCTGCCGGATATTCAGCTTTGATTCGGTCTACTATCTCTCTTCTCGGAAACATTACTGCTCACCACCCTTCTTCGCTCCGCTCTTAAATGCAGAGGATCCTTCGAGGTTTTTAAGAAGTATCTTTCTGTCGGCTTTGAACTCGTCACCGATGAATCCAAGGCGGAGAAGGAAACATCTGAATGCGTACTTCTCGTTGTCATTCTCCTTGGCCTTTGCCGTGATCCTCTTCTGTGTTACTGTCATCTCGCAAAGGGCTGCTATAAACTTGGTGTAGGTCTGTCCCTCTTCCGGGGTCACCTCTGAAAACCAAGGAAATGAAATCGTGCCGTTATCTTCGTCAACCTCAGTCTTAAGTTCCGTGATTCCGAGGGCTTTCTGGATAAGGTTTCCTTTTGCCTCAAGCAGGTTGATGAGGTTCTTAACATCCACCTTCTCAAGTGGAAGGCTTACTGTAAGGTCGAGGTTGTCACTCTCTTCGGTTTCTTCCTCATTGCCTTCCCACTCTTCCGTGCTGTTCCCTGTTGCCATCACGCAGGCATCGACCACTCGGCTTGTCTCATCAATGTCATCCTTTTCAAATGAAAGGGTGCCGTCCTTCTCGACTCTGTAATCTCCTACTTCGTAAGCGCAGCTCGGAACTCCGAGGTATTTTGCCTTGATGCCGAGTTCGGTTTCGATTGCTTTTACCATTGCCTTTCTGGCTTCCTTTGTTACATTGAAATGTAGTACCATAGCGTGTACCTCCTTATGATTTTTTGGTATGTACATTAATCACTCTGAAAGCCGGATAAAGCAACGAATATGTGCATTCTTTCATGTAGAATCAAGGGGCTATATTCTTCCGTCCATTTGTGCATAGTAGACAATGCCCGAAAGCACAAAATAAACATTCGGAAGTGCGACTCCGTTTCCCCACATCTTATATTCTGCCGAATCGGAGTGAGGTGCTTTAAGCCACTTTATAATCTGTGCATCCGTTTTCGGTTTTCCCTTCTTGCCGAGTGCCTTCGCATGGGTTTCAAAGATATCTCTCCACCTTGCAACATCCTCTTCGGTAGGGTCTTCAATCTCCAGCTCATCGCACCACCAGTCCGGGAAACCTTGCAGTCTTGCACATTCGGTAGGTGTAAGCCTTCTGACAATATGCCTGCAAGCACTCCTCCCAAAGGAAAACCCCCGGATCCGTCAAAGAGACTGCCGAGGGTCAAACGATTATTATTCTGTTGTTCCATCATGCCACCTCAAACTTAAAAGAACGATATGTTTCAGTATCTACATACCAACCATACCGTTCTATATATCTTTCCGCAGTTTTGAATACTCTCATCTGCTCCATAAATGACAGTTCCTCAACACCTTCATTTTCATGTCGGTATTTACCAAAGAAAACCCTTGACGCAAAATTATAGATTGCCGCAGCCTTCTCCTCTGTATCATATTTACCGAGTTCCACATGACGGCCGTTAAACTTTATCCTTGCCATCCATCTTGTATCGTTTTTTCTCTGAAGAACACCTTTGTATTTGGATGTGCATTCCATTACAGGCTTATGCCTGTTAAAGGCATTTGTCTGAACATCTGCATATCTTAAGTTTTCTTTTCGATTATCAAGACTGTTTAAATTTTTATGGTCTATAACTGTGCCCTTGGGAGCGTGAAGAATTTCTCTATGCATTTGAACTGTTCTCGGCTCTCCCTTTTTCTTATTACCTTTTCTTGCTGCGTACCCCTTGTTGTTTTTTGCGCCAGTGGCAGGAATCCAAGCCCAACTATGTTCCATCAAACGATCATAATCTTCGTCATCAACAATGGTGTACTTATCCCGAGTAAGGTATATTATCTTCATCCTGTCACCTCCCGGTTAACGCCATCTTCCTTAAATGCCAGATCATCTTCAGTCGGAATATATACATCACTGCAAGGTAGTTCTTTTCCATCTCTAATAACGGTAATACCATCTGTCCCACCATGTGCTGCCGTATACCTTCTGACAATTGCAGATGCATACTTAGGATCAAGTTCGGTTGTATAACACGTTCTGTTCATCTGATCGGATGCCATGAGTGTGGAACCGCTACCACCGAACATATCCAGAATGATTCCGTTCTCCTGCGAGGACAGCTTTATCGGATATGCTATAAGAGGCAGAACTTTCATAGTCGGATGAAGTTTCGACTTTTTCGGTCTTGCAAACTCCCACACCGTAGTCTGTTTTCTGTCACCATAAAACTTATGCTTTGCAGTATCCTTAAAAGCATAAATAACAGGCTCGTGCCTTTGCTGGAAGTCTGCCCTTCCAATAACAAGGGTATCCTTGACCCATATGCAGGTTGTGGAATAATGGAACCCGGCATTCACTGTCGCATTAAAGAAGTTCACTTTCTCCGCATCAGAATGAAAACAGTAAAATGCTCCGCCATCAGCAAGCGCATTATAAGCATTCTTAAATGCATCAAATAAAAACTGGTAGAACTTTTCGGAGTCCGACCAGCTATCATTCATGATTCTCATCCCCGTGCCGCCCTCATAAGCACAGTTATATGGTGGATCCGTAATGCAGGCATTTGCTTTCTTACCATCCATAAGTAATCTGATATCTTCATCCTTGGTAGCATCACCACAAAGGAGTCTGTGATTACCCAATTTCCAGATATCTCCGGGCAAAACAAAAGGCTCCTTTTCAAGAGCCTCGTCTACATCAAAATCATCATCTTCTGCATCTGCGTCCGGGTCGGCAAATAGGTCAGCAATCTCATCCTCATTAAAGCCCGTCAGAGATACATCAAAGTCCATACCCTGCAAAGCCTCAATCTCAACTCGGAGTAATTCTTCGTCCCATCCTGCATCCTGGGCATATCTGTTATCCGCAAGGATATATGCTTTCTTCTGTGCCTCGGTCATCTGATCCACAAACACACAAGGCACTTCTTTATATCCTTCCTCTTTTGCACCCAGGAGACGTCCGTGACCAGCCAGAACATTGTAGTCTCTGTCGATAATCAGAGGATTTACAAAACCGAACTCCCGGAGCGAGGCACGGAGTTTATTGACCTGCTCCTGCGAATGGGTACGAGCGTTATTCACATATGGTATCAGTTTATCAATTGATACCATTTTCATTTCTGTAGATGATATTTTATTCTCCATCAGAACAACCCCCATTCCGCAAACTTCTCAAAACCACCGACGGACTCGATATATTTTCTTGCGATATTTACAATCTCGCAGTACGATCTGCCATCGACTCTCTCGTCTCCAATGGCACAACACAATTCCACAGGCTTGCCTGTTTTCTGTGCCTTAAGGAAAGCATAAATATTGACGGATACATCTGCCTTGGATAGGTCCTTACCATGAAGTCCACCACCCGTAACAGAGTCCGCCATATCTGAACCCAGCTTTCTGTTGGTTGCTCCCGTATCTACATCCGTTCCTCCTACCCAGGCACCAAGAGGATTGACCTCTGCCCCTGGGTAAAGCATTTTTAACTCCTCTGTATCCGCACAGCTTTGGCAGATGATAAGTCTTGCCCCATCAATGATATACTTTCCGTCTGTCGGATATTTTGCGAAGATTTCTCTTGCCACTTCGGACATTGCTTTCTGCTCTTCGGTAAGTGGCATCCCCTTAAAGATACCATTATCACCACAACGAACAGTTCCGATCTGGTTCTCTGCCAAATGGATATCCTGGGGAACAATCTGTATATCTGTTTCAACATCCCCGGCAAGTCTGAAAATAATATCCGCAACATCTCTCTCATCGAGGTTTGCAGTAGTTTCGATTATTACATGACACCTGCCATGACCGAGCAGAACTTCAACTGCTATCTTTGGCTCTGCCTCTGTTGTATAAGCAAGGTCTACGATTGCCCCGGCTATTCTGTCTGCTAATTTATCCGGGTGCATTGGGTTTACTTTTTCTATCATGTGTTTATCCTCTCATTCTTAAAAGCATCTCCATAGGATCCTCTTCATCAGCGTTAAAGTCTGCCGAGCAGTTCTCCCTTACCACTTGAAAAATCTGATACCATATGGTGTTTACCTGTTTCTGATAGTTCTGTGCCATTGCCACGAACGGACTTGCACAAGCCTGACCCGTGGTCGGGTGCTTTGAAAGAAAACCATATTCTGATATGGCCTCTTCGCACTGTATGAGTCTCGAAACCGACATGGCATATTGCTCTATCATATGTTTGCTGACAAGTCTGTCGCACCCTTTCTCCTTCAGCCACAAATATGTGTACCGATAGATATGTTCAGCATCAAATTCTCCCGCAGCTTTCTGCTTTGATTTTATGTACGCACTTGGTTCTGGAATATCTGCTCCTTCCAAATCTGATGCCTCGGGCAAATCAATGACTTTCAGCTTTCGTCCTCCGGGGTTGCCCTCTGCTATCTTCTCAGCGAGACCCTTGGACTTTCTCCCGGCATTAACCTTGATGTTACTGCCTCTGGCTGTTCCATCTCTTGCCATTCTGACCATCTCCTATATTCAAAAATTAAACCTTTTAACGATAAGGGGTTTTATACCCCGTTCAATTTCGCAAGGCGTTCACACGAAGGGGCGGCACCGTTGCCCTGTGGCTTTGCATTTTACGATTCTGACCGCCCCTACCCTCTCCGACATATAATTCCTCACCTCGATATCAAAAATCGATTCTCGGTGATATAACGATTAGGGTGCATCTTATAACGATAAGATTTCATCATTCATAAGACTCATCCTTATGTCCATGCCACCTGTCTCCTCGCTCGGCATGGATCCTTGCGTGACAACTCTTACAAAGAGCCACCAAGTTATCCCTGTCATGTGTACCACCTTCGGCAAGGGGTAGCTTGTGGTGTACCTCTTCAACGGGTACCAACACTCCCTTCTTGTAGCACTCCTCACAAAAGGGGTGGGTCTTAACATAGCTGTCACGGATGCGTTTCCACGCTCTTCCGTACCGTCTCTTCGTAGCAGGGTCACGGTCGTACTTCTCGTAACGCTTGTTCTCTTCCTTCTGGTGTTGCTCACAGAACCTACCCTCTGTAAGGTTCGGGCATCCGGGGTGGTGGCAGGGGTGCTTTGCTTTTCTTGGCATTTCCTCACCAACCTTTCCTTGCAATAGAAAAGCCCTCACAGTGGGGTTACCACCATAAGGGCTCTCTTCATCTTCGGTTTCCTCGATTATACAATATCATAAATACAACTATTGCATTCTATTGCAAACCGTGGCATTTTTCAAAATTATCAGATTTTCTGGTAATTTTATTTTTGCTATAGCCTTATTATGCCATCTCTGGACTGTCGAGGGGTCTGCACCTACCTCATCTCCGATTCTCGACCAGGAAAAATTATGGATATATCGATAGCGAAGAACCACTTGTTGTTCCGGCTTATCAATCTGACTTATGACCTCATGAATCTGATCCTTAAGTTCAACCATAAGGCGCAACTCTTCCATTATCCGCCTTTCCATATCTATCATTTTCAAAAGTGTTTTTTCATATGGAGCATCGGTGCTTTTAGTAGCGTTAAAGTGTTCCTCAAAACCCGGACTCGATATGGTCTGCGCCATTTCTCTCAGTCTCTCAACCTCCATCGTGTCCGAGTCGATTCTCTTATCAAGCAGGTATGCCTGACCTAAATACTCTTTTACTGTCATGATTCCACCTCCGATTTCAGTTTTGAAAGAAGGATCTCGCCATCAAATTCAGTAAAAGTGTTGAAATAACTTGATTTAAAAAACCTCTCGCACTCGTCCCTCATTGCCTCGGCAGCCACATTCTTTCTGCCTTTATTGAGTTTACCAACTGCCTCTCTCCAATCCTTCACGGCTTGAAGAACCACAGCGTTTGCAAGAGCCTCATATGGATCAATACTTGTATTCGCCATATACGATTCCTCCAATCTGTAAAATAGTGATTAAAGTCTTCGTATCTTTGAATCTCAGCATCCACGTCACTTAGTTTCAATGTATCTTTGTAATCAGTGCAATCTTAGTTTCCAAGAACAGCCTTTACTTCATCAACCGAGCGAACAACCACAGCCACACCTCCGGCTTTTATGATTTTACGGATGGTTGCTTTCTGAAGTTCTGTAGGCTGACCCTTTTCGGTTTTGACTTCAAAGCCATAAAACTTACCATCAATACAGGCTATTATATCCGGGACACCTGCAGTCCCGTACATACCGCCGTGTTCCTTCCAACAGAAACATATCGGTAAGGTCTTTAAGTATCTCATTATGGCTTTCACGATATCTGCCTCTTTCATGGCCTACTCCTTTCTGACATCATTTGCCGTCTAATTTTGCATCTTCCTAAATAATTCTTGAAAAAAATAAAAATATATAAAAATAGAATATATATAAAAAAATAGAGATTTCATGTCAGACACGTCTTGGTGTCAGAACCTTTGGCAAAGCCCCTAAAATCAACGATTCTTGGAGACTTTGCCTTTTGGTTCATTGGACACTTGGTGTCCAGAACACCCTACTCCGTGATGTCTGAAACCTTGATTCCTCTCCAGGTACGCCTCTTGCCCAGAGAATCCTTCGCCTTTTTAAGATCCGGAAATGAATTCTCAAGGTCCTGTGAGAACCTCTTCTGTGCATAAGGGGACAGACCACACACTTCACAGTAATGTTTATAATTATTGTAAAGTTCCATACTCGGAATCTCATAGGATGCATCCAGCTCACACCATTCATTCACAAATGACAGTACGCTGTTGCTATCCTCACGGTAGCTTTCAAGTTCGGTTTTATTCCTCTCTGTTTCAGAGAAGGTAAAGTGATTATTGATAAGTCTTTTAAGACCCTCAAGTGCAAAAAGAAAAATACCATCTGCCTCAGTTCTGAACTTATCCTGAATCAGCTTGTCCTTCTTATCTTCCGGCACAATATTATCGAACCGAATGATAATAAGTCTTCTGTAAAACGCATCGGACTTATCACCGTAGTTACGAGGGATACTGTTGCAAGAAAACAGCAGCCTCGCACATGACTGGAATGAAAAAGGATTCTTATTCTTCTTCTCCACTGTGATAAAGTCCTCACCGACTATGGCCTTGAACATACCATTATCTTCGATGTTCTTTGACGGAAGGTCAGCAAAGATGTTGGCCAACTTGCCGAACAGTTCAGCGATTTTAAACTTCTCATTACCAAGCGCCTGCCATGTGACATTTGAAACATTCCTTCTGCCAAGCAGAATATCATTGATTAAAAGCAAAAGCTGACTCTTGCCAGTACCACCCTTGCCTACGATAACAAAACACTTCTGTGCATGATTTACGGGAACAAGGAAGTATCCGAGCATCTCCTGTATCAGAGGTATCTGGTCATCCGGCACGGATTCATGTAAATACTGCATGAACCTCGGACAGTCAGCACCCGGTGTGAAGTTTACCTGCAACTGCACCGTAGACAGATAATCCTTCGTATGCTCATAGAGCTTGTTTTCCAACACATTGTAAAGTCCGTTCTTAACATTGATGATATAAGGGTTCGGATTCAGTTCGCAGATATCTTTTAACACCTGCATCTGCCACTGCCCTGTTGCATCTGTAATCTGTGACAACTTGGTATACTTCGGTATCATCTTCTCCCTTACAAGATTCTTGATGGTAAGTTCATCCACTTCCTTAAACACACCATCTTCGTACCTGTAGAAAGAACCCGCCGCATAAAATACGGCTTTATCCTTTGCCATCTCTTCAGCAAGTATCCCCGGAAGGAACTTCACGATACCTTTATCAGTAATCTCATACCACATCGGCAGCCCTGTGCCATTCTTCTTGGTACTCATATTTGTTTGGTGCTGTTTAACTGCATTTTTCTGACAGGTTATAAGCACCTTAAGGTCTGTGGTCTTGAAATTGAAATGGCTCTTCACATCGTAATTGATAAATGATTCTGCCGTAACATTATCAGCATTATACAGATACTTCTCTATAAACTCCTTGGCAGTCTGTAAATCGTCCACCGCAGCATTCTTGACGGGAAGTGTCTGAAGAAGAGTCCTAAGTGCATCAACCTCTAACGGTTTAAAACTCATGGCCGCCGGAGATTTACAATCACAAGTGCCATTAGCAAGTTTCGGACATTTGAATCCTTTGTCTGCAATGACCTGGCAAGTCATGGGACCCGTACCGCTATCAAGAAAGTGGTTGATTTTCTTCTGCGTCTCATCCTTGTTATAATTCGGATAAGGCTGCGAGATTTCATGTGCTTTCTCAACACCACCATCGAATACTGATGTATTAGTAATCATTGCATACCAGTCATGCTCGGGGAGGTTGGCCGCATCGTTAATACAATGCTGAATAAAATCACAGCCTGCAATCATAACTTCAAGCCCTGCCTGTGTTCCCTTCTTTACCTCAATGGGCTCACCACTATCAACTTTCGGCAGGTGCGCCTCAAGTTCATCCTGTGTATATCTGTTCTCGGGATGGAACCATAAGCACTCCACCATCACAGGGTCTTCCTTACAATGATTAAAGCCCGGAAGTCTTAACACCCTGCTCTCATTAACACAAGCCGGGTCACCATGAAACTGCTCCACAAGTGCTTTCTGAATTCCTCTGAATCTTGATACATCACCGTTCTTTATGAACCAATATGTATGCAGTGACTTCCTTGTTTTTATAATAAGAGAAGGCTTAAGCGGAAATGCCATGATCTGCTTTTCCTGCTCATCCAATGACAGTTCATCGCTTTCTACGAACTGAGCATTGATTCTCTTAATATCCGCATCTGTC